TAGAAGGTACAACTTGAAACACCATCAAGACTGCAACCAAAATACATACAAATCCTCCTATTCCGCCTAAAGTGCTGAAAGCGGAGAGAACAATAAGTACGGTTAATACATACATCAAAGTCACCTTGCGGTATTTCAACAATTTGTTAACAATAGAAACCAAGCCAATATCCTTTTCGTTCATTTTACCTTTGTATCCAAAGAGAGAAATAAGCGTCCATAATACTGTGAAAAACCCAATAAACGGAAAAGCCATTGCGAACACAAAGAAAAACAAAATAATAAATACAATTATTAGGAAAATGGCTATACAATAACCAATAGGATCAAAAATAGATACATTGGTCCACTCCGGTTTTCTGTCTTCATATCCATAATTCTTATTTACTTTAAAAAACCAACTCATTTTTGCGAACCATAAATAAATGAGATACAATTGATTGCAAATCATTAATAAGAAGATGACTAATGGTAACAAGATGGGTCCAAGCATTACGATTAAGGATTCATTCAAAAAATAATTGAAAATCGCAAATATATTGTTCAATGCGGCAAAGTCAAAGGCTAATAAATTTTCAATAATAGTAACAAAATAGTTGGTTAAAAAAAAGGCATCCGGAGATTCCCGTAACTGTCTAAAGGTGTCCAAAATAATATTTTTGGTATTCTCTTCCGTGTAAGGAAAACTGATTTTTTCAGACAATGTTTCCTTGGACTTTGGAGGTCTGGTATTAAAAATATTTACTTCTACAGGTTTAATAGTAGACGGGTTTTCGGTATAAGGTTTGCAGTGAATGTCTGTAGGTAATATATTGGATTGGGCAATTTTACAGGCAAAAAGAACTAAACCACCTAGAGAAAAATGGGTTAGCACTACTAGAATAAGAACTACCACTGTTAGGAAAAAATTCCCCGATTTATTTATTAATCCACTAATACTTGTATCACTAGAATCATCACTTTTAGACATTGTACTGTTTATTACAATATTTATATATTATTTTTTTAGACATAGACATACTAAATCGCACAAAATAAAATATAAGAATACTATAAATATGAAAAAAAATACACTAATACTAGCGCTAGCCTTTCTTAGCCTTTTTCTCCTTATTGCTATTTTTCACTGGTTTCATTATTTAGTCACAAATAAGTATGTGGTTGAATGTTTTGATACCGTTGGCCAAGTGGCGGTCGACCTAGGAAATCCCGACACAAGCCATACCGTAAATTTACCTTTGAATACCACCTACAGTTGCGAAAATAAATGCGGGCCAGCAGCACGCTGTTCCATTACCGGACAACAATGTACTGCTGATATTGATTGCCCGGGTTGTCAGCCTTATGCTCCTCCTTTGAATCGCACAAATAATTGCGTTCCTGGGGAAAATGATGCCGGGAAATTGACTGTTGGTGTGACCCCCACGTTTTCTACTTTAACTACCGACATAGGAACTCAAGCGAAGCTCTACACGAAAAACAAGCTTGCAAAACCAGCGCAAGCGAACTTTGGAGTCAATACCTGGCGCTCCAAATTTGATACCAGCAATGATTTATTCAAAGAACGTTATGTTTGTAATAACTATCCTTTTTTATCTAATTATGATAAACGATACTCGGATACAGGAATGTTTTTAGAAGAGGGGCCGTTAGCATCCAATGCCTATCTAAATTAAACGTATAAGGTATAGAAATTGTGGGGGAAAATATGAAAGAATGAATTTATTTTACACCTTTTTACATTAGAAATGCTGATTATATATTATATATTATTATATACAATAATATAAGTATTTTGTATATAATAATATATAATGGAAAAAACCAAAGAAGAAAATGATAAAATATATATTTTAGAATCAATAACAAATATTGATAGTTTTATAAATAAAAACGACTTTAGAAAAGCTTTTGGATTACTAATTGCTGTTCTTGAAAGGCTTGATGATGGTAATCAAAAAAACGAGTTTATAGATTATTATAGTAAAAAAAATATGAAAAATATGAGTATTTTTACAAGAAGATAATCAGCATTTCGCTTCGTGGTAAATGTAAAAAGGCGTAAAGAACCGTTTATAGAACCGTTAAAAGAAGAAAATACAAAAGAGAGAAAAACAATTGTTTGCTTGTTTCTTCGACTGCTAACATGACGGAATCTTTGGTATATTTGGCTTGATAAATTTCATAGGACCTTAGCAATGCTGGACTGGAAAGAATAAAAAAAAGTAGACCAATTTGAAGGTTGTACAAATAAATAAGTGCGGCAGATTGGAATAAAATGTTGGTATTGATTAATATAGAAGAAAGAACCCAAGATACATGATTACCAAAAGCGACCGGGACGGTTACAATACCATTGCTCCTATCACCTTTAAAATCACACATATCCAGGAGAAGCTCATTGTATAAAGAGCCGAGGAAAACCAATATAAAAAAGAGAGAAAATAATTTGAAATTCTCATGTGTTGGAATGTATACCATGGAGGATGCTAGTCCGGCGAAATAAACCGAAAAAGAAATAATAGAGGCGCACGCTAAATTCTTGATAAATAAGATTTTTTTTAAAAAGGGTGTGTATACAATAATGTGAATTATAGAAAACTGGGTAATAAGTTGTAAGGAACTTGGTAAAAAAGAGTAACTCAAATATTCGGCAAGACCTAGTAATCCAACGCTAGAGAGAAATGCTTCTTGGATGGTAATTTCACCTGTAATAAGAGGACGGGTTGGATTATTGATTTTGTCTACTTTTCTATCAAATAAATCATTGAGAATCATGCTGCTACACATGATAAGTAATGTATTGATTGCTGCTACAATAAAGGTGGTTGAATGAAAAAGATTGGTTAAGGATGGATTCATCAGCCAACCGCCTGAAAAACTGAGTAAAAAGGTGGGAAAGAGGTTTTTATAGCGAATCAGTTTGAAGAAAGCACTGACTTTCTTTTGTATAGTTACTTTGAGTATTTGCGGTTGATTTCCTTTTACAGATTTATAGGGAATTAATGAGTATTTATTTTCTTCTTTTACTTGGTTTTGGGCTTGGTTTTGGAGTTGGTTTTGGACTTGGTTTAGGTTTTCTTTTGGAGAGGAATATAAATAAAAGTTTTTAATTGGAATGGATGATATTATTCTTTTTCCAAGAAAATATGGTTTGGACTGGAAAGCATCACTGCTAAATTGTAGTAAAGGATTTGTTGAAAAAAATAAAAGAACTGAAAACCATTTGAAAAAAAACATATTATTTTTCTTTTTATTGTGTTTATTCTGTATAAAAAGAAAAAGAAAAAAATTGAAAAACGAATAGCTGTTACTATTAGTAAAGTGGATTATGTTGCATACATAAGTGCCGCATTTCCACCCACAAAAGTAACCACGTTAATACGTTCTTCCATCAAATAAAAATTATAATTGTAATCATAAATTCGCCAGGTAGGTTTGTTTACACCAATAATATCTCCTGTTTGTGGATCACAAATAGTTAGAACCTGAGCCAATGGATCGAGAGGCGGAATAATGGTAGTAAATTCCATTTCAATATTATTGAAACGATTGGAATTCAAGGCGCCTGATGGTTGCAAGTCCAAAGGATTGGTATTTAAACAATAATTGTAGCAATATAAACCCTCAGGGGCATTTCCAGCCGTTCTTGTATATTTTTCAATGTAATTATAAACACCTGCTGGTTGCAAATTCTCTCTATATTGACCATCAAAAAGAATTCCAAGAGCCACTAAAATCTCTTTTTCATTTTGAAAAGTAAATGTTCCACTAATCATTAAATCAGTCAATTTTCCATCTGGGTTTACACCTGGACCAATGGTTCCATCACCGATAATTGGGTAAGTACCACCCGTTTGTGCCGGCTGCAAATCACTCGGCAAATAATTATAAGGCCAATTTGTATAATTGGACCATTCATTTCTTAGATTCACATCACTACGTTGCATATACCACATCCAACTTGAAATAAGACCAATCGAATCCAGTTGTATTTTATTCGGACCAGTCACATTGTAAAAAACTGATTCGTTTACTTGTTTAAACAAATAGGTTTGTTCATTCTTTGCAAATAGTTTCTGTTCATCGTTAGAGAGAAAACAATAAGTACAATTCAAATTAATGTCCGCATTCCAAACACTTCGTGTATCTAAATAAGAATTAATACCTATTTCAACGTCAGGGGGTGGTTGTAGAAATCGATACATTTGCATGTAATATTGGTTGAAATTAGGAGCTACATAAGGATAATTGTTTACTACGTCAAACACATCACGAATTTGGAATAATTGGTTAATCGGGCGGAAAGTAACGGTGATTTGTAATTCATTGTATTGAAGAGCCACTAAAGGAAACGCCATTTGGGTTTTCAAGTTGAACCACGCATTCAATGGAATATACAGGATTCGCCCACGAATGGATGGCTCAGGACCCGCCGGGTTTCCATCATAATAAGCATTTGGATACATGTTTACACGCGCCCCTGAATTTCCCGGGTCATTAATTGTAGGCACATTACCGGTCATTTCATCAAATAAGTTTTTTTTTATTCCAGCAAAATCACGTTGGACTAATGAAAGCAAATACTGACCCGTGAATTCTTGGAGTTTCTGATTTCCACAAGTAATGGTAATTTTGCTAATCATTTGTGCTCCAAGATTTTCAATCCATTTGAATTCATAGGGTGCCCAGTCAGTATAACTCTGGGTCCCGTCTGGGTTTTCAACAAGTTGAGGTGGTAAAATAGGACTCCATATGGTAGGCAATGCAACGGATAAATAACAGTCCATAAGTAAGTCCGCATAACGAGGTATTTTAAAGGTAAAGGAAGATTCTTCCGTGAGTTGTAACGTCTTTGCTCCTTCAAAATCCACTCTAAATTTTTGTAATCCAAAATTCGTAAACTTTGCATAAGTAGCCTTCCAAAATGTCTTGGAAGGATTGGAATTTAATATTACATTTTGTTGTCCTTCAGAAACTAATGATAAGAGACCTCCAGCCATTGTTATATTGTTGTTATATTATGTATTTATTTATTTATTTATTAATTTGTTATATTTAGTTTCCTAACTAAATATAATATTCTAATAGTATAATAATAGTATTAACAGTAAAGAATGGATAAACCAACTATGAATACAGCGGATTCCAAAGAAGATTTCGTTTCCTTTGTTGTTTTTATATTAATTGCTTTTTTAGTAATCATTCTCATAATTTATGCAATTTATTTAAGTCGTCTGAATAATAGTGAATGTAGTACAATGAACAACATTTATGGTAAATTAGACAACCATCTCTCTTCGATCAATCCGAACGACCCTGATTGCAGTGGTAATTTAAATGATTATTATATTAAAACTGCCTATAATTGCTGTAGTGGAGGAAGTTACAAAAACGATTTTGTGAACATTTGCAATATGAAAAACGTATTAAAGCAAGGAGCTCGTTGTCTTGATTTTGAAATTTTTTCTATTGATAACAATCCAGTAGTGTCTACTTCCATGGTGGATGACGTCTATATTAAAGAAACTTTCAATTATGTGAATTTTTCGGAAGTTATGAAAACAATCAACGATTATGCCTTTTCTAGCAGTACTGCTCCTAATTATAATGATCCACTTCTTATTCATTTACGATTCAAAAGTAACAATCAAAAAATGTACACTAATTTAGCGAGTATTTTTCAACAATACGATTCGATTATGATTAACAAACAATATAGTTATGAAAATAATAATCAGAATTTAGGAAATGTTCCTTTGATAGAATTAATGGGTAAAGTCGTATTGATTATAGACCGTTCGAATACTTCTTTTATGGAAAATCCGAATTTAATGGAATATATCAATCTAACCAGTAATTCCGTTTTTATGCGAGCCTATCATTATTATGATGTGAAAAACAATCCAGATATCAATGAACTGACTGATTTCGACCGAACAGGAATGACGATTGTGTTTCCGGATAATGACGCCAATCCAGCAAATCCTAGTGGCTATTTCACACGGGAATGTGGGTGTCAGATGACGGCCATGCGTTTCCAGTACATAGATAATTTTTTGGAGGAAAGTACCGCCTTTTTTGATCAATGCGGATATGCCTTTTGTTTAAAACCAGCCTATTTAAGATATTTGCCTGTTACTATTCCGGTTCCTACTCCTCAAAATCCAGCCAATTCTTATCAAACACGCAGTGTAGGTACAGATTATTACAACTTTAATTTTTAAAGTCTTGCTACGCAAAACGACGGGTAAAGTTTTTCTTATAAAAACGACTGGTATCCTTTGAGATTTACAAAATAAAATAAATAGTATAAAGCTTACTTTATATATTTATTATAATGGAAACCAATCAGGCATCATACATCAAAACAGATGATAATAAAGTTATAAATGAAATTCATATAAGATGGGTTAAAAAATTGAATGATTGTTTAGAAGTTTGTACAAAATCTGAAGGTTGTAGTAAAGAAAATATAGATACACATAGAATATGTAAATTTAATACTCCGTATAGTTACAATAAATTGAATAAACTTTTTGATTAACTGACTACTTTATATTTATAAGAAAGAAGATGTTTCGATAAACTATTTTTAAAAAAATATAAAAATATTTTATAACTCTTTATAGTAGTTAGTAATAAGTAGTTATGAGCAGGAGTAGGAGTAAAAGTATTCATGAAAAGATAATAATGGAAGAAATAGAAGAAGTAGAAGAAATGGAAGTAGAAGACCTTCAAATTCCTTATATGATCATATCAGCGGTTCCAAATGATAACTATACAAAACATACCATTACTTCTATACCAGGCACTGTATCAAACGATAAATTTGTCGAGTTGTTTTATGAATTATCGGTTGAATATATTATGGAATACAGTAAAACTAGATTTGAAACATTAGATGATTTTTACAATGATTTTTATACGCATTGCAATTCCATAAATATACAACCTTTTACCATCTATTTTTTCTACAAAAATGTATGGGGGCTTTTTGAATACAATAAGGAAGATTTACTCAAATTATATCATCTTTACTTTGATAAAACAATATCTCCAAATAAATATGATGATATATTTGTAATGGAAATGGAAATGGACGACTCTATTACTTTATAAGGAATCGACTAGAATTATAGTATAGATTATTAAACACAATAATATACAATATTATAGGAAAAAGTATTTTATTCCTATAATATATGACCTATCAAAAAAAAAATAAAAAAACTACCTCTATAAAATGCGATAAAAAACTCACCTTTCAAGAATGTGAACTCTCCATTCTGCGTATGGCCGTGGATTTAGCACAAGAAAAAGTCGGTAAACGCGTCGTGAATTCCCCCGAAGTCCAAGACATGATTCGTATTTTAGAGGATTTCTTACGACGCAAAAACCTAGTTTGTTACGGAGGCCAAAGTATTAACGAAGAACTACCAGAGCAAGAACGCTTTTATAACAAAGATGTCGATATTCCTGACTATGATTTTTATTCACCAAATGCATTGGATGACGCCAAGGAACTCGCCGACTTGTATTTCAAAAAAGGATATAATGAATGCGAGGCAAAAGCCGGACAACATCATGGTACCTACAAGGTTTATGTGAATTTTATTCCAATCGCCGACATTAGTTATATGCCGAATGAACTATTCAAAATGATTAAAAAAGATGCTTTGCGTATTAATGGAATCTTGTATGCTCCTCCGAATTTCTTGAAAATGGGCATGTATTTGGAGTTAAGTCGTCCGATTGGCGATAATTCACGTTTTGAAAAGGTGTTTAAGAGATTGGCTCTTTTGAACAAGAATTATCCATTGACTTCTTTGGATTGTGATTCCATTGATTTTCAGAGAGAAATGAATAATCCAGATGAAGAGGATGTGATTTATGAAACTGTTAAAGATGCATTGGTTCATCAAGGCGTCGTGTTCTTTGGTGGCTTCGCCATTTCTCTCTATAGTCGATACATGCCTCCTCATTTGCAAAAGAAATTGAACAAGGTTGCTGACTTTGATGTGATTTCCAATGACCCGGAAGCAACCGCGGAAATCGTGAAAGAACGATTAAAGGATGCAGGAATTAGTAAAATCAAAATTAAGAAAAATGAAGCCATTGGGGAAATTGTTCCTATGAACTATGAGGTCAAGGTCGGTACGGATACCATTGCGTTTATTTATGAGCCGGTTGCATGCCACAGTTACAATGTGATTAGTATAGGCGGACAAAAAGTGCGCGTCGCAACCATCGATACCATGTTGAGCTTTTATTTGGCTTTCTTGTATGCAAACCGTGAATATTATCGTGAATTTTCCGACCGTATTTTGTGCATGTCCAAGTTCTTATTTGATGTCCAGCAGAAAAACCGTCTGGAACAAAGGGGATTGTTGAAACGGTTTAGTATTCTGTGTTATGGTCACCAACCTTCTGTGGAGGAAATGCGTGCTGAAAAAGCGGAGAAGTTTAAGGAGCTGAAAGATAAGAAGGGTACCAAGGAATATGAATCATGGTTCCTCAATTATCGCCCAGAGGATCAGAGGCGAGTTTCTGTAAAACCTATATTGAAGACAACCACGCGTAATAATAAAAAGAAGAAGACGGAACGTAAAGTGGCGAATCCTTATAATAAGACGAAGAAGGTGCGTTTCCACTTTTAGGAAAAGTGGAGCAAAAACCTCCAGAAGGGTATTTTATTGTTTCTTTATTGTTTCTTTATTGTTTCTTTTATGAATTTCTTTATTGGAATTTCTTTATTGGAATTTTGCTCCACTTTTTCTAAAAGTGGATAAAGTGGACTAAATATATTTTCAAAAATTTTCACTTAAAAAATAAATGAAAATTTACATCATAATGAACTATCCATTCGATTTCAAAAAAAAAGACACCTATAAAATGACCCTAAGTGATACATTGTTTTTACACATTGAACGTGTTACCAATTCATGGGCAAGTCTTTATTTTACTGATGAAATGAATAACCGTGTTCCAACACCTAGTGAAATTCGTGTTTATGATAATGTTTATGATGAGAACAATGGTGTTCTTCAATTGAAACAATCCAATGAAGGCTTTTATTGTTTAGGATGGACGGAGAATTATTTAGTAAAATACAAGGATGAGATTATTTTAACTATTGATAATCCTAGAGTTGTTACCATATCCACTTTTGGGAAAAGTTTAAACGAAGTAAGAGCAAAACCCTCCGGGAGAGTAGATTTAGCTGTTTAGTGAGTGAAAACCTAAATAAAAAACCCAATGGTTATTAATTTAGTTAGTTTTTATAGAATCCACTAAGTATACAACACGACCTTTTTACCGGAGGTTTTTGCTCCACTTTTCCCAAAAGTGGATTTATAGGTTATACGTATCCAAATACAATACATATAATTCATGCATGATTTTCATAATACATTTGCTTAAGAAATAGGTTTGGATTTCCTGTAAATTTAAGAACCGTGTAAGAAATAATAAAATAGAAACAATATAAACCAAAATGCGTTCACCAATCTGTCTCATATAAAAATAACCGCGCTGTGTATAAGTCCAATGTTGGACATAGCTACACATTTGTGTACTTGTTTGTTTAATGAAAAAAAGATGAATATCTACCAAACCAGAGAGAATGCGATGAAAATTTGTTTTTTCGTTTTTCACATTCATTAAATATCCTATTTTATCGTAACCAAAGAGTTCCAAAAAAAGTTGTTTCTTATTATTGTAATTGTTATTATTGTTTTCAAGTGGAAGCAAATAAGGATTTATACCATCCAAAAACTTGTTTTTATACAATAAATTACCATCAATTACAAAGGGTAAAAAAGAGGACCGAATCAACATATCAATGACTTGTTTCTTGCATTTATACACACTCTTGGTATGTTTCCTACCTTTTTGAACATGATAATAACTAATGTATAATTTACCATTTATTTTTTCTAAGAAATCATCTGGAATATGCTTGTCTAATATAGTTTGTAAATCTTTTAATTTTTCAAGATTATGACGTTTTTTGAAATCCTTACAAACAATTTCGTACAACTCGTTCGCCATATCCAGTTTGTCTATTAAATATAAAAAAGCACAAATGGAGCCAATGCTGGCCCCCGACATTCTTTCTACTTGAATGAAATTGCGCTTTTCCATTTCTTTTAAATAAAAAAGAGCTCCTATTAAGTAGCTTCCATTGAAGACACCACCGTCTAAAATAATGTCCAAATGAATAGGATTCGCAGAATTTTTCAGTGAATCAGGTAAATTTTCAATTAATTTATCGACGTAAGATTGAATCATTATTTTGTTAGATAAAGAATAATATTATTGTTATTAATAATTCAAATAATATTATTGAGCTTTGAACGTTTTTTTTTGAACGTTTTAAAAAAATGGTTGTATATTTATTTTATTCTATACAGGAAAAGGTCTTTGGTTCTTACGAATGGTTAGTGGTTCTGGAATTAAAGTTGGACCTTTATCAAAAATATTGACGGAATCCAATTTGGCTAATTCTGGATGAAAACAAGGTGCTGGGTTCACCAGATTTGTCGAGTTGATACCAAATAAAAAGGATTCAATGTCTGGAGCATTATACGAGAGCTTGTTCCAAGGAATCTGTGCAGGGTTCAGTCCATTTCCTGCTAAACGAGTGTTATAAGCGGCACCATATTGAGAGTTTGGATACAAAGTATAGGTTTCGGATTGCTTAAATTCTCTTTGTTGGAGACAATAGTCACCAGGTGTATTAATATTGCGGGTGGAAGCCATGATTAATTCTTATATTGAATGAATATAATTATTTTTGTCTACCTTTTCCGAAAAGGTAGAGCCAAAATTCTGGAGCAAAAATTCTGGATCAAAATTCTGGATAAACATGCTATTTACCTTTTATGCACTTTTTATCCACTTTTAAAAAAAGTGGAGCAAAATCCTAAAAAAGGTTGTAACGAAGTAAGAGCAAAATCCTAAAAAAGGTTTTCAGAATAGCGGAGTGTCCAGTTGACTTTTATTTTTGAAAAACTCTTCAGCTAACTCCAGTAACGAATCTACGTTTTCTTTCTTCACTTTTCTATTTTCTAAATAATCAAAAAGACACAATTGAGTTGCATGCAAAAAATCAAAAGAAAAGAGGACCATAAAGGCCGTTTCTTTACAAAACATACCTGAAGATGTGAACTTGGATAATATTTTTTCGAAATCAAGTTGTGTATGTAGTTCTTCATATAACAAATCAATCTTTTCCTGAAGCTGGTGTTCATGATAATCATCCAAATCAAATAAATTCAATAATTCTTGACGGTAAACACAATTCCTTACAAATTCCTCATCTTGTTTGGTTATATTATCTGTTTCTAAAATTACTTCTGGTGTATAATAAGAACAAAAATCTATACAAATTTTCACTCCTAAATCGGTGTTAAACTCCATTATTTGTTCGTTAATCATTGTCTTGATTACTTATATTCATGTAAAATATTTAATATGATTTATTTATTATATTGTTGTAGAAAATGTGATCATGGGTTCATCTATATTACTATATACACAGTCAAACAAGTCGTCATTTTCCATCCAAGAATAATTACCTGAAGCGGATGGTTCACAATGGAATTTCCCTAAATTCAGATATTTGCTGAAACTCTTTTCTTTCCAAATAGCTCGGTCTTCTTCTTCTGGAAACATAGAATTGAGTAGCCATTCACCTACACTACTGTAAATGATCATTTTCTCTCTTGGTCCAATACGGAGTGATTGCAAAGTAGAAGAGTGTTCTACCCATGAATCAATCATTAGCGGTAAATCGGTGTTATTATGAAACAAGATTGATTTATTTATGCTGGTCATTGTATTATTATTCTTTTATTTATTTTATACTTTTAAGAATCTAAAATAAATAATAAATTAATTCAATTTTTTATCCACTTTTGGGAAAAGTGGAGCAAAACCTCCGGGATAAAAATCCTAGAGAAACGCTAATAACTGTCTTTATCGGATTTTGCTCCACTTTTCCCAAAAGTGGATAAAGTGGAATTAGATGTATTGTTTACTGGTGTGTTTCTTGAAGTAATCACCATCACGAGTCAACTCACGAGATGGTACACCGCCACGGATCCAGCCTTCCGAAGCTACTCCCTCCACACTATTGGCTGGGTTGGTAACCTTATCTTGAATCGCAGGTAACAATGGTGTCTGATGATACTTGATGTAGCTCTTTTCACTTAAATTATTTACACTGCGTTTATTCACGATGCTCTCGCCTTGTTGGATTTGGGCCTCCATGACCGGGTTCACAGCGCCTCTTCCTAAATAAGGGACGGTAGCAAAAGGGCGTTGAAACAAGTCGATACGGCATTTTGGGTGTGTTTGGATACTTCCGATTTGGAGTTTGGATCCTTCGTCAATATTGCAGCCTCCGGCGCCGGAATTGAAACCGCCGTTGTAGAAGATACCAGGCTGGGAAGTTGCGAATTTTTCAGCGGTTTTTAAATTGCAATCAGTTGCAAAATAATTTTGTAAATTATAATTGCAAGAAGCCACATTTTGAATACTTTTCTGGTCTATGCAACAGTCATCACTACCAATTCTAGCGATATTATCAAATGTATAAGAAGAAACATTAGCCATTTTATATATTAAGCAAGTAAAAAAACTAGAGAGAAAACTATTAATTTTAGTCATTTTAGAATATTTATCTAAAGTTATTGTAAATGCCTAGAAAAACAAAACGAGTTGTAAATAAAAACAAATCACGAAGAAGAAGAGGAGGTGATAATTTACAAAATATTAATACAAAACTAGACCAATTTCAAATCTCCAATCTTGAAGTATCCTTCTTTTTAATTGATTTCTTAAATAAAACAAACTTGAAAGATATTCTTGTAACACATTTCAAATTTATTAATTCTCTAGAAGACCAAAATTTGGAGTTTTCCGAAAATCCTCTTTTCAGGAAATTCATTAACGATATTGTACAATGGTTTTTGCTAGATTATAACAATCAATTTGCAAATGATCTTTTGGAAATTACCAAAAAAACGATTGAAAACCCACAGTTTTTGAATAAAAATAGTACACCCGATGAAAAATACAATGTTTTGTTAACAAACATTTATGATATGATTGCGAAAATTAACAATGGTGGAAACATAGAATTTGTTAGTTTATTAGAAATTCTTTTACGTGGATTACGTATGCCTACAGTAAAAGAAATAGCTCTTACTAATATTCAACAACAACTAGATAACCTCATTCAATACAAAAAATCGATTATTTGTTTACTAGATAATATCATCAAAAAAGATTTATTACATAAAGAGGAAATAAGAGTATTAATCAAAGAAATTATTGAAGATCTAAGTTATAATAACGTGTATAATTGGAATACCTTTAAAAAATTGGCTGGATTGGTAGGTAATTGTGCTGGTTCTGTTACCTCTGATCTCACAACGGTTGCCGCCAAGAGTGCTTATAGCAGCACATTTGGAAAACTGTTCAGTAAATAAAAGTATCATTGAAATTCTAAATGATAAAAATCTAAATAAAGATAATATACTTAATTTAATATAATGAGAATTAAATTAAGTGAAAAATATCAAACAGAAAGAGAAGACCTATGCATTAAAATTATTAGCATTTTAGAACTGAAAGGAGAAGACAATTCGTTTTTATTATGTGATTTAGACCAAGACACAGAAAAACAAAATAAGATTCTAGAAATGAAAGAAGACATTCAAAAATACTTTGCTTGTTCTACCATTTCGTCCTTTAAACCGAATTTTGAGTGTAAGAGACCCTATCTGAATATCATAAGAGGAATATTACGTAAACAAAATTATCAATTTATTGGGAGTGATTATACTATAAAAATAGATGGGGTTCCAAAGAAAACAATTAAATATGTTATCTTTAGGAATAATTGAGTTTTTGAGGTAAATTATTTAAAATTAATTTCTTAAGTAAATATATAATGACGAAACAAATAACTCGTTATGACGTTGCTTATTTGAAAGCTTATTGTGAATCAAACCAGGTTACTCTTTTAGAGGATTATACCAATATAAACCTAAATAGATATACAAAAATTTTAGGAAAATGTTTAACAGAAAATTGTAACAATAATTTTGAAAAACAAATAAATTCATTACAAAGATTCGGGGGTTATTGTAGTGATTGTGCAAAAAAAAATGCATATGATAAAAGAAGAAAAA